GACCACAGTTGAGTTGTGGTCATATGGTAACAACTGAGCTATGGTACTAAGAAATAGAGCTGCCCTCAAAATTGAGGAGAGGTCGTTATAACCTCAACTGTTGCATATGGTAAGCGAAAAAATTCGCCTACCAGCCGACGCAAAATTGCGTTGGTTAAATTTGATTTATATCAAACTTTTACGGGTGGGGGGAGTTTCAGAAAGAAAATGGCAAGCCTAAAGAACCGCCCGCCCCCTTTAATTTTTATGCAAGGAAATTTTTTTGAAAATAAGGAAACACAATGACAGCCAAAAAGAAGAATTTACACACCCCGCCAAGTTTTTTAGATCCGATTGCTAAATCAGTATGGAAAGAGCGTATCCCTCAACTTCTTGAACGTGGCGATATTCAAGATGCCGATTTAATTCACCTTGAGTTATATTGCGTGAACTATTCTCTTTTCCGTGCAGCCGTTGAAGATATTCACAAAAACGGCTTTTCAATCGTCAATAGCCAAGGCACACAGTCAAGAAATCCCGCATTATCCGCGAAAGCTGATGCAGAAAAAGTGATGGTGAAAATGTCCTCATTGTTAGGCTTTGATCCAGTTAGCCGTAGAAAAAATCCTGTTGAAGTTGATTCAACCGATATGATTGATGAAATCCTCACAATGTAGGCTAAATATGGCAATCTGGCACGCATACGCAGAGAAAATTCAATCAGGTGAAATAGTGGCTTGTAAGAAGATAAAACAAGCCGTAGCGCGTTATTTTAACGATTTAAACAACCCCGATTATTTCTTTGATCAAAGTGCGGTAGAAAAATTTATCGCTTTCTCGAAACTATGCCCACACGTTAAAGGACACTTGAGAGGTGAGCCGATTATTCTTTCAGATTGGCAAGTTTTTCTCTTTGCCAACATTCTCGGCTTTAAACGAAAAGATACAGGATTAAGAAAATATCGCTCTGCTTACGTTCAAGTGGCAAGAAAAAATGCAAAATCAACGGTAGCAGCCGTTTTAGCCAATTGGTTTTTGGTGATGGAAGGCGGACAGCAAGATATTTACACCGCAGCCGTGAGCCGAGACCAAGCCCGAATCGTTTTTGATGATGCGCGTCAAATGTGCTTACTTTCGCCTTTACTGAAAAAACGGCTCAATATTCAACAGCACAAACTTATCAACCCTAAGAATAACAGTATCATGCGACCATTGGCCGCTAAATCCTCAACCATTGAAGGCACAAACCCTAGTTTAGCTATTGTTGATGAATATCACCTACACACGGACAACAGCGTCTATAGCGCGTTAGAGCTAGGACAAGGCGCACGCCCAGAAGGTTTACTCTTTGCTATTACAACGGCTGGCAGTAACGTGATTTCGGCTTGTAAACAGCACTATGATTATTGCGCACAAATCCTGGAAAGTAACGAACAAAACGACAGCTTGTTCGTATTGATTTTTGAACTAGACGAAGAAAACGAAATCGACAAGCAAGAGAACTGGATAAAAGCCAATCCCAATATTGGTAAATCCATTCCTTACCTTGATTTTGAGAACACAATCAAGAAGGCTAGAGGGATTCCTTCCGAATGGGTGGAAATGCTTACCAAGCGATTTAATGTATGGTGCCAAGGCACAACCCCGTGGCTAGGCGAAGGAAACTGGGCGCAATGCGAACGGCAGTACACCGAAAGCGATTTACTTCACCAAGATTGTTACTTAGGGCTGGATTTATCTAGCACTAATGACTTAACCAGTCTTTGCTATACCTTTCCACAAGGGAAGAAAGTGCGGTTGGTTACTCGGCATTATATCCCTGAATTTCAACTTAATAACGTGGCAAATAAAAACCGTGCGATGTATCGAAACTGGGTGCGTAGTGGTTGGCTGATTGCAACAGAGGGCGATTGTATCGATTATGACAAAATCAGAGATGATATTTTGAAAGATGCACAACGTTTCAATATTAAGATGATTGGCTTTGACGTATGGAATGCAACCCATTTACGCACACAATTACAAACTGCTGGGCTTGAGGTTGAACCATTCCCACAAACCTATCAACGATTTAGCCCAGTGGCGAAAAGTGCAGAAGTGCTAATCAATAGACAGATGATAGAACATCATGGCGATCCAGTGCTTACCTGGGCATTATCAAATGTGGTGATGGAAACCGATGCAAACGCCAACATTAAACCAAACAAGAAGAAAGCCGCAAACAAAATCGACCCAGCCGTAGCGTTCCTAATGTCTTTCGGCACTTATCAACTTGAATATGGTGATTTGATTTTCGAGCTTTCAGATGAACACAAACACGCATTAGAACAATTTAATGGTATTGATTTATAGGAGAAATGAAATGGGCAGTTTTAGCAACGCAATTGAACAATTTAGAATAAAGATTGAAAATCAGTTAATGACAGAACAGCCAAAGGCGATCAAAAAAGCATTAAACGCAGCAGCGCAAGTATTAAAAGATGAAATTAAGCCTATTGTTCCAACTCTATCCAAGAGTACTGATTTTAGAAAAAAAGGCACGGTAAAAAACAATGTGCGCCACCGAACAAGATTATTTAAAGATAAAAGCGGTGGGGTAACTATTGTGCGCATACGCCGAACTAAAGGCCGTAGAATGGCAAGGGTTAGTGATAACACCAAAGACCGCACAGATCCTTTTTATTGGTTTATGTTAGATCGTGGAACGAGAAAAATGAGCGGTGCACATTTTATGGAAAGAGCATGGGGTAAAGGGAAATCAAGGGCTATTAATACTGCAAAAAAAGTATTCATTAGTGAAATGAAAAAACTAAATTAAAAAAATAAAGCCCGACTAAGCGGGCTTTTTTGCAACAACATCTGACTTACAGGTCAAGTGGCCATCATCTACCACTCTGTTCATTCCTGAACGTTCTTATTATATCTCAAACCAAATAACAAAAAAAATAGCCGTAGCTTAACGCATCTAAACTTTGATAAAATAGAACAAGAAATAAACAGGAAAACAAGGGGGAAAGTATGATTAAATCCGTTTTATCCGCATTTGGTTCATTTGTATTTTCTGCTTTAGATTTTTTGTTATTTTTAGCTATATTGCTTTTTGTTGGCTTGTTGGTTTTCATCTTTTGGCCAATACTAAAATGGCCTTTACTGGCTTTTCTAATAGGTGCGATCACCTTCTTTTGTTATCTAATATACAAGATAAAAGAAAAACCAAAACCGCTAGAACAAGACGAAATATTATCCAGCTGGGCGGAACAAGAATTACAGCGCCCTATCATCCAACGGATTTTACAAAAACAAGAGGAAAATAAACCGTTCATTAGCGGAACGATAACGCATATTGGAAATGACGGAAAAGAAACTCGATTAGGCAATATCACTATCCATCTAAAAAATAATTAATCAAATAAAGCGCATCTAGGGTAGCTCCCGAAAGCAAGAAACCTTATCTTGTTGATGCGCTCCTACCAATAAGGATAAATGCGAAAGGGGCGTTTATGGAACCAGAAAAAAGAATGCTGCCTAAGAAAGCGTATTCACTAGAGAAAGCTGCTGCCTATATGTCTATAAACTATGGAATCAAAATAGATAGAGATGATTTATTAGATTATTTGCGTGATGGGGTATTAGTTTCATCCCTCCTTTTAAAAGGAAATAGTAGGTATATTACAAGGATAGATAGAGAAAAAATTCCAAATAATAGAGTTTCTATTGATCCTTTTTACTGTAACTTCAAAATAGAGAATGAGCAATCTAAAGTAGTTGAAATTCTTGAAGGTAGAAGTTGTTTAGTATGCGAAAGCAAAAATCTACAAGTGGCATTATTTTATAAAGATAAAGTGGACGATGCTTTTTTAGGAGAAAGATGTAAAGTGTTCAACGGCTCTGAAGTATTTAGTTTTGGGTTTTCGGGTTATTTTACAATTCCAAACCATGTTTTTAATACCATATTAAATGGAGAGATGTTTTCTTTTCCCATGAGGTTAAGTGTCAATTCAGATGAGCATGACTCCGAAATTTTTATAGGTAATAGTTACAATGCGACATTTCCCATGTCTAAAGTTTGTATTTTACATGATGATCTAATGGTATTTTTAGCTAGCATGGGCGTAATTGACGATAAATATAAAATACCTGAAGAAATAGGCAAGTTAAACGCTAAGATTTTCAAGTTAGAAAAGGAAAAATCAAGCGATAAACTCTCAACAAAAACAAAAAATACAATGGCTAGATTGATCG